GGCAAAAGTGGTAATCCTCGGAGAGCAGACGATTAGTGCCTGGCTCAATGGAAGTGGTAAAGAACTCTTTGATCGGTTCAGACTGTTGCATCTTGCCACCTAAATCAACCACATCATTGGAGTAGCTGGGTACTGATTCCCCGAGCTTGCCAAAGACCTCACGCTTAATCAGCATGAAACCTGTACCGCCATTGAATATCTCGACTGGCACATTGATTGGTACAGTCACCTCGCCCACATAATTGACTAGGTTTACAACAAAGCTACCCGTATGGCTTTTAAGCTGATCGAATGGCACACCCCGATCCATGGCTGCCTTGACCGAGTGCCAGTTAATCTCCTTCTTCGGATAGATTCCACAGAGTATGTCCTTATCAGCTCGGATCATGTGGATTACATCCTCGGCTCGAAACTTAATGTCCGAATCAATGAACATTAAATGCGAACAATCCGTCTTTAAAAAGGTATGAGTTAATGAGTTCCTAGCTCTAGTGATTAGGCTTTCATTAAACATAAAGCTAAACTCTGCATCCACGCCATTAGCCTGGCAAGTGGTGAGTAATTGAATGATTGACTGGGTATAAAAACCAGCGCACATCCCACCATACATGGGTGTAGCTATAAAAATCTTAGGCTTCTTGTTGTTCTCTTGCATTTTTAAATTCCTCAATGGGTGTTAATTGTTCGGGTGTCATCACATGGTGATCGCCATAACCTAAGTTTTTAATTTGACTGTGCTTAACAAAGTCATCCCGTGTGACTGCGCCTACAATCTCCACAATAAAATCCTTGTGGTAGCGCACTAGAATGGCTGCATCGGCTTTGAAGTTAGAGAGCTTGGTAAACAATAAGAACTTAGCCCGTGTGGTCTTAACATCGACCTTTAGACCTCGATATTCAAAATCGTATCCCTTGTCACCCCCCACATAATTTTCGGTATTTACGGGTAAATCCAAATATTTGCTGACCGCCCACTCGCCCGTTAGTCCTTCTCTGGCAACGGCAAAGTTATCCCGCACTCGGTCAACCCGCTTATAGTTGATAAGCCCATGATCCCGCTTGAACTTACAGCGCTCTGCGGCTGCCCAAGCAATCTCATAAGTATCTAGGCTGGATAAGAAGTAGATCATGTTCTAGCAATAATCCAATTAATCAGAAAGGCAAGCAGAATCACTATAAAAATGATGAGTAGCTTGCAAACGGTATCCATGAAGCTATCGTCTTTTTGATTAAAGTCCATGGCTACCTCAATGCCATCAACGAAATGATGCACAGCAACAAAGCCAATAAGTAAGAAATCCACTTGACTTGCGCCAAGCGCTCTCGTTCCCACAAGCCTAGCACCACGCTTTGAATGAACTCGCTATCCTCATCCATGTAGTTAATCGGTGGTGGTACATACTTGCTGCCAATCTTGACCTTGCCTGTGTTGTATGGAACTGGTTTCATGGTATCTCCTTATTAGTGCCAGCTTGCTCAAAGAGATGGCTGGCGCACCTTACCTAACTATCCTTGCGGATTCTCCTCTGAGCTAGAGGGGATTACTTCAATCATTACTTGGCAGCCACCGCCTTTAATCGGCTTGCCACGCTCAATTAAGAGCTTTTGCACCTGGACATCCGAACTGAAAACGCCCGCACTCTCTAAGCTATCTAAAATTGCTTTGGCGCAGTTATCAATATCCATCAGCTTTTTATTGCGTGGTTGCAAAATAATGTGAACCATGAGTGACTGTGAACCCAATTTTGGAACTCTCCCTTGTAAACACGCTACCATTACTTCTTGGCGGAATAACTGCCCACGCTTACTAATAAACCTACGATGTCCACTCGCTATCCAATAATTATTAATGGATGGCGGGTAGGGCAAGTCCAGCTTAATCAGAATGGTACTTCACCGTCATTGGCATTGGTTTCTCTGGGGTACTGCTGGGGGTTTTGTGGCTTCCAAGTATCCTCAGACAAGCTAATTAACTGCCCTTTGGGGGTGTTCTTAGTCCAGCCAGCAATCTTGAGTGTTTGACCCGCTTTGTAGTCCTCAGAAAGCAAGAGTGTACCCTTCCAATCGGGTGCTTTCTCATGCTTTTTATCAGCGTTACCAAACAATACGCCTTTGCCCATCTGGGCGATATGTCCATTACTCATCAATCTCTCCTTATTTCAGCTATTTTGGTTAAAAACTTCGATGTTTGCGTACCACTAAATGTCTTTGTAAAGGCATCATTAGCAGATCGCAATTGGTTGTACTTCTTGGTTTTCTCTTTATCGTCATATTTGCTTGAGTTTTGGATACGACCAAAGATGTCTAAAAACCCCTCAATCCAATCCTCTAGGGATAAGTAGGTTGCATAGGGTTCTTCTTGACCTGGCACATACAGATGGAGTTTATGGACATGGGCAGCAAAGTTACCCTTGACCATGGGTGGTGCTACTTCCCCGCTATCTTCGTCAATGGTAAGCTCATCGCTTTTAATCTCTGAGAGGTTGACAGCCTTTCCCATGTCTTTGGGTTCGAAATCAGCCACTTCTTCAGGGCTGTAGAACCCTGTAACTGATCCAGGAAAGACGCTTCGTATACCTTCTGAAATGCACCTGGATCGTAGCATTGCCCTTGGGAACTTTTGCCAGCCCGAGCCTGGTTTGACCAGCCCGATCTTGCTTGCTTGTTCGATTGTCCATGTAACGGCAAGCTCTCCACCGTTGGGGTGACTAAATACGCCTGTAACTTGTTCATCTGTGTAATCCTTCCATTGAACTTTACCGCCCGCATTTTGAAACCTTGCTAGCATCGCATCGGCTTTTAATGCTGGTCTGCCTTGAATGATATGAAAATCCCGTGCTGCTGTGGCGGGGTGCATACCTTCCGCTTGTGCTACTGCCATTAGCGCTAACACGCTATTGGTATCCTTCATCCCGAATAAACCGCTTTTGGCGATTGCTTCTGCCATCTGCGACATATCCGTAAAGCTCACAATATTGCTCATCTTATCCCCTTTCATTAGGCTTTACTTCACTAAAAATCTACGGCTACCAGGCTGCTCAATCACAAACTGCTCGTAAATGTCAGGCATGGCTTGTTTAAAGAGATCACTTGAGAAGCGCTTACTGCTCTTGCTACTGCGCCAGGTGACTAGGGTGTCCCCAGAGATGGATACAATCTCACTTTTATCGCCCATGGTGTTGCGGATTGCTACCTCGATTGCTTCGCTCTGATCCTCAAGTGCTTTGATGCTAGCCTTGTATTGCTTGAGCTGGGCGACTGCTACCTCTACATTTTGCGTAGCCACAATCGTTTCATCGGTGCTATTTGGATATACCAGCTTGGTTTGGTCAATCGTTTCTGCGGGTGGTAGGGTGTCGGTCTTGCAATACGCCCATAACTTCGCCATACGCTGTACTAGGTCATCTTTCATACCCTCGGTGATGTCAAACTCAATGGTTACAAATTCGTTTCCACCAAATAGAACAGCCAAAAATATACGATTGATATTATGACAAGCAGATTCGTGTATGAGCTGGGCAAGATCAGCATCAGGAATCCGATTAGCATCGGCATCAAACTTATTACGAACTCCAGCGTTATAGTTTTTAGCTTCAACAAGCACAGTACCATCTGCGCTAATGAAATCAAAATGAGAACGCATCCAATCGTGTTTTGTGTGAGTGAGAGCATAGTCCGCTTCCTTTAACTCTATCTTGTGTTTGTCTTGAAACAAGCGCCCAATGACAGGCTGCATGATGTGACCCATCTGCACCGCTTCTACATCGGATAGGTCAGGCGCTTCTCGTTTACCTTGCTTGGTGAGTATGACATCCACCGCACGACCATTAGCAGCCATGCGGGAATCACCACTCCACCAGGCGCTATTGCGTACCTCTGGCGCAAAGTCTGTTTGAACATTAGCCATCATGCACCTCTGGTAATGATATTGAGTAGTGCGATGAGATGATTAACTTGCTTACGATAGAAGTCCACTTGCTTGCGTAGCTCTGCTATCTCATCTAACCCTTGCTGGACTGCTTCATCTTGGCGCTCGACTAATCCTTCTAACGCTGTAATCCGCTTTTGTAGGGTGGTGCTTGTGTTGGTGCTACCTTTGGTTCTTGGCATGGTTTATCTCCCGAATGGAATTGTGGATAGTTCATCAAGCGCTTCGTGGTCTACTTCTTCAAACCACTTGGCATCCATACCGCATCGTTCTTCATTCATACGATAGGTATATGCAAACGAATAGATCGGTTTGCCGTTAACAGGATTGACTTGGGGTAATACAGAACACTCATCACCTGAGCGTAGGTGCATACAGCTAGTGCATAGTTTCATTTGGTCACCTCATACTTCTTAGCTTCCCACCAAACGCCTGGTATTGTGTCTAGGTGCTTTTGTGCAAACTTTTTTGCTTCTGAGAATGTTGGAAAGTCCAGACCGCAAACGATCTTAGATTCAGGCATACGCCAATTCAAAACGACTGTGCTTTGCATACGAATTGTCCTCTAGTTAGGTTATCTGATTAGGTGCTACAAGCGTAGATTACACCATTACTTTTTCTAATGCAACTATTTTTTTAATCATGTATCTTTCGTAAAGCATACATAGAATTCTATATAATAGATATATAGTAATATATATATAGTAGTAGAATAGACATAGTAGTTCTAATAGACATCGTAGAATAGATACTTCGTAGAATAGAATCCCTATATTCTATTTCTATCATATAACTTCGTAGAATAGACATAGTAGTAGAATAGAACATAGTAGTAGGTTAGACATCGTAGGTTATACATCGTATAGAAACATCTATGTATGGGGTTCTTAAATCAATTGGGGTTCACGATCCCCAGGGCATGACGGATGACACTCAGAATGACCTAGGTGCGTGAGGTAGCGTGTTTTAAAGTGGTCAGTATTGAGCTAAGTCCTATCATGCGTAGAGAATCGACTAATACTGTGAATAGCAAGATCCCGTTCATGGGTATCTTGAATAGGTGAATAACGCTAGCCCTAAAAGCCTAGCGCAAAAATAGGTCAAATTGAATAAACGGGTTTTTAAGGCGTTAAAAAAGGGTTAGATATACTAACCCCTTAACTAAGCGAGAAAAGCGCTTAAAACAGCATTAAAAACGATAATAGAGCTATCCAGGATAGTATTGCTATCACCTTATCTAGAAAACTGTCATTGTAGTTAATCATTTAGTCTAATCTCCCTGGTTTATTGGTTGATAACCAGGCGTTAAAACTAAGCGCCTGGATTCCCTGTTTAGCGCACCAATAGCAATAGGCGCTATATTTATTTTTAGCGCTCATAATCAATTAATCCTATATTCCATGAATTTATCTTGATCTAGGCGCACTAAAAATGTATTTTCACTAGTAGGAATGTAATTTGATGCTGCCTTATCCAGTCTTAGCCACGATCCACCTTCAAACTGTACGGCATTGGTTTGCCTTTTAACTACTTTACGCTCTAATCCAATGAGAGCGCATAAGCCGTAATCATGCCTTAACATGGTTACGCTATTGCCTTCAATTAATTTTCTTTTGATGTCGCTAAAAGTTTTCATACGATCCCTTTATAGGTTAGTTAGGTGAAATGATTAGCTCAATGCTAATCCGATAAGCGCCTATTTCTAAGCGCTTACCAGTTAGCACTATGCAACGGCTTCTAGATCAACAGCTTTAAATGTATTGATGTAATCAGCAGATTTTTGCGCTAATGCTGAAGCGTTAAAAATTGCCTTGTTATCCGCTTTTAGGCACTTGAGCCAAGAGCCGATATAGTCAGCGTGGCGCAAATCTCCCTCTATATTGTAATCTTGGCATAGAAAAGCTGATCCCATTTCAGCAACCAATTCCTCAAAGGCGTAGGCACTATCAGCAAATCGCTTGCCCTTAGTGCGATCTAAGCGAAAGCTAGCACCTGACCAGTGGACTAACTCGTGTAAAAGCGTGGCATAGTAGTTAGATTCGCTTTTAAATGCGCTTTTATGAGGTAAGTGGATAGAATCCGAATCACGCCTATAAAAAGCGCTAGATGATCCATGGTGAATGATTGCGCCAGTATCGTTAACCCGCTTTTCTAGCGCTGGTACATCAATAAATGGCTTTTCTGTGATTACTGGCTTTTCTATCTCGATCCCGTCAACTTGATCGGCATTGAATACGAAATAGCTCTTTAAGCAATGATAAGCGCTAGATTCTAATTGACCATTAGTAGGATTAATCGATTCTTTTTTGATCGGTGAATAGAATACGATCATCGTACCCTTTTCACCTTTTCTAACATTAGCGCCTAACGCTTGCCATTGTTTGAATGATGCCCACTTGCTACTTGAAAAACCACTCATGCCCAGAATCACTCTATTGATCCCGTTATAGGGCTTTTTGCTAATGATGTTTTGATCTTCACCAGCACTAGCAAAAGTAGTCCATGGTTTAATCCATGGCGTAGCGCCACGCTCTAATTCGGCAATGATTCGATCAGTTACTTGTTGATAGATTTTGTTTTCCATTGTTTAAATCTCCACTTAGTTAGGTTATATGCTATTAGTAAGCATATATTGATTATACATGATTAGGCGATAGTCTAATGATATATTTCTATCAACTATCGTATATAGATAGATATAGTCTATCGTCTATTTTCTATATGTATATAGATATATATATATATAGTATGTATAGGAATGTAGTAGATAGCTTATATATAGGTAAGGGGATTAAAACTATTGAGGGTGAGATTGCCACACTTTCCCCTCTTGCGAAAAGGGACTATTTGCAAATCGGGTAAGGCAATGGTAAACGCTTAAACAAATCATTTCGGATTTGGGATTTGGTCAACCAATCGTTTTTGCGTGATTGTTTTCTATTTGTTTGGCTATTTAATTGGGTTTGGACTTTGAAAAGAGCGCACCCCATTCCCACCCCACCCCAAAGAAAAATCAGATTTTCTGAAGTATGTCGGTATTAGGCGTGAGGTCTATGGAATCGAAGGTTGTCGTGTAGATGGTTCTACCGAGGATGGAATCTATGTTCCATTGGTTGTAAGTGGTCCACAGAGGTCCTGTGTCCACCGCCACAATGTATTGGCAGTATTGCGCTAGGTTACCGATCTCAGACACGCTCATGTGCATCTCTAGCGTGCTTGGGCAGAGTTTGGTGGGATAGACCGTCATCACATCCATGTCCTCT